TGTGCGCGACATCGTTGAGCATCAGGATCATGCGCGCCCTGCCCATTCGGTACTCCGAGCTGCCGGACTACCGAATGGGCAGGGCGCGCATGATCCTGATGCTCAACGATGTCGCGCACATGGAGAAGGGCCTGCGATACCTCGACGTTGGCTGCGGCCGCGCCGAGACCCTGCTGCACGCCAGGCAGCACGGAATGGACGCCTGGGGAACGGACATCGTGCCGGAGCTCATCGGCGACCAGATCGTGGAGGGCGACATCTGCGACCTGCCATTCGAGGACAATTCATTCGACTATGTCTCCTGCTACGACGTGCTTGAGCACCTGCCCCCAGGCACCGAGCAGAAGGCGCTGGACGAGCTTGGCCGCGTGTGTTCCCGGCAGCTCGTGCTAACCACAAACGATAAGCCATCGCACCTGCCGAGCGGAGAGGATCTGCACATCAACAAGCGCCCCCGCGCCGAGTGGCAGGCCGACATCCTGGCCCGCTGGAACGACCAGCGCGTGTACTTTTCGACGTTCGGGCACATGAACAGCGAGTGGAAGTGGAGGATCGTTTTTCAATGAGGGCACACCTGCACTACAGGCAGGGCCAGCAGCACCAGTGGGACGCGATGATGGCGCTGGCCGAGGGAATGGCCCGGTACGGGATCGACGCGGACGTAACGGACAGCTATGCGGCGGGCAGGGCAGACTTCGTCGTCTGGTGGGGCGACAAGGTTCCCGAGCCGCTGCACGCAAAACCCAGACTCATCTTGGAGGCCGGTTTTATCAATGGGCGGTCGGGGGATTACGTCACGGATCGCCTGCGGTTCGTCTCTGCTGGGTGGAGCGGGCTGCACGGCCGCGCCGATCCTGGGCCTCTCGACCGTCCACCACATCGCTGGGATGCGCTCGCCGAGGCGATGATGCCGTGGCGGACCGAGGGAACGACCACCCTGATCTGCGGCCAGCACCCAGGGGACGCGACCGCCCCCAGGGCGCAGAAGTGGTGGCGCGGCGCCATCGAGTACGCGACCGCCCGCGGGCTGACCGTGATCTACCGGCCGCACCCGCTGATGGCCCCCGACATCCGGCCGCTGCGCGAGTCGCTCGCCGACGCCGCGATCTGCGTCACCTGGAGCAGCACCTGCGGGATACAGTCGGTGATCGCCGGGGTCCCGACCATCGCCATGGACAGGGGCTCGATGGCGTGGCCGGTCGCCTCGCACGACTTCGACGAGAAGCCGTATCTTGGAGACCGGAGTCAGTGGGCGTACAATCTCGCCTATCGCCAGTGGACGCACGCGGAGCTGGCCGACGGATCGGCATGGGAGTACATGAAATATGGGATCGAGAATATCAGTTGAGCCGGACGGCGAGCCGATCACACTGGAGCAGGCAAAGCTGCACCTGCGTGTATCGGGCGACTCCGAGGACTCGCTCATTCAGATTTACATGGCCTCTGCGCGCCGTTGGGTCGAGGAGTACATTCATCGAGCACTGCTGAACCAGACCTGGGAGACCAAGCTGGACGGCTTCCCGCTGACCACGTCCGGCGCAATTCGCCTGCCGATGGGGCGCGCGTCGGCGATCAATTCGGTCAAGTATCTGGATTCAAGCGGAGTCGAGCAGACGCTCACCGGCCCGACCTCGGGATCACCAGGCGGGACGGACTATCAGGAGGATCTGTCGAGCGACGAGGGCGCGATCATCATGCCGCCCCCCGACGGATCGTGGCCGTCCACCGAGGCGCGCAGGCTGGCGGCCGTGACGATCAACTTCGTGGCCGGATACGGAACCAAGGGCGCGGACGTGCCGCAGAGCATGATCACCGGAATCCTCTATCGACTCACCGATCTGTACGAGTTTCGCGGGTCGGTGGACGGCAACGGCACCGCGACCGCCAAGCTGGAAATCCAGCACTACAGGATGATCACATGGTAGGCGAGAAGCGCCACCTGCTGACGCTCCAGACTCGCAGCGATGCGCTGGACAGCTTCGGCGACGACAGCAGCCCGACGTACGCCGATCTGGCAACGGCCTGGGGAAAGGTCGAGGCGGTCAGCTCGCAGGAGAAGTTCGAGAGCGACCAGACTCAGAACAACGTCAGCCATCGGATCACGCTGCGCCACGACTCCCTGTACTCCGGCCTGCGGGCCCAGGACAGGATCGTGTACGGCTCGCGCATCTTCGACATCGTGACCCCCATCGACAAGACCGGCCGCGGCAGGGAGCTGACGATCCTGGCGCTGGAGCGATTCTGATGGCCGACCTGCTGAGAGTCAGGCTGGAGGGAGTGGACGAGCTCAAGAAGGTGCTCGCACAACTGCCCGCGTCCGTGCGCAAGAAGCACCTGCGACGCGCGGTACGCCAGGGCATCGCGCTGATCAGAGACGACATCAAGAACACCGCGCCGATTCGGGCAAAGGTCGCGGGAGAAAAGGCGCGCGCCCGCCCCGGCAGACTGCGCCGACTGGTCAGGATCAAGCAGAGAAGGCCGAAGCGCGGATACCTCAAGGCGTCGCTGTTCTACCCGACCGAGGGCAATCCGAGCGATCCGAAAAACGCATCACACTGGCGATACGTTGAGTTCGGCACCAAGAATCACGCGCCGAATCCATACATCGCGCGCGCCGTCCTGCGCCAGTTTCCGCGGGTGATCAAGAAGGTGATCGGCGAGACCAATCGCGGGGCACGCGAGGAGCTGGCAAAACTAAGGACGAAGACGGGATGAGCATCGAGGAGGGACTGGTCGCACAACTGATCGGCGACGCGGGCGTGTCGACCATCGTGGGATCGAAGGTCCACCCAGGCCACGTGCCCCAGGGGGAGGATCTGCCCGCAATCGTGTACACTCGCATCAGCAGTGAGCGCGAGGTCGAGCTGGACGGACCGAGCAACTTCGTCAAGGTACACATTCGAGTTGACTGTTGGCATACGTCCTACTCTGGCGTAAAGTCATTGGCGGACGCGGTGCGCGCGGCACTGAACGGGGTCGGCATAGCCAGCCCCAGAACACTCGGATCAGAGCCGGTGCAGCTGGTCTACCTGAACGATGACGGCGATCTGCCGTCCTTCGACGGAGATCGGCGAGAGTACCGGGTAACGCAGGAATGGATCATCATTCATTTGGAGACATAAGCCATGCCAGTATTCAGAGGTACGGGAACGGTCCTCTCGCGGGGCGACGGAACCTCGCCGGAGGCTTTTGTAGCGGTCGGCGACATCATCAGCATAGCGGGGCCGGCAATAACCAAGGAGGAGATCGACGTCACCACTCTCGACTCGGCGGCGAAGGAGTTCCTCGGCGGGCTCGACGACCCGGGCGAGATGACGTTCGAGCTGAACTGGAATCCGCAGGACGCGCAGCAGGTACTGCTTCGCGACGACGCGGAGGGCAACACGAAGGTGAACTACCGGGTGGTCTGGAACGACGTGTCGGCCACCACGGTCGACTTCAACGGCGAGGTGATGGAGTATTCGATCAACACCGAGGCCAACGACGCGGTGAAGGCCTCCGTTCGCATCAAGATCAACGGAGCACTTGCCTGGAGCTAAAAAGGAGCAGCAGTGAAAACACTGACACGGGATGAAATTCTAAGCGCGGATGATTTAACATCGGAGCGTGTCAAAGTCCCCGAATGGGGCGGCGAGGTAATAGTCAGAGCATTGACCGGAACCTTGCGGGATGCCTGGGAAACGTCGATGGTATCGGCCGATGGCAAGAGGCTGAAGGTAGACTCCTCAAACGTGAGGGCGAAGCTGGTGGCCGTGTCGGTTGTTGACGATAAGGGCAAGCGGGTGTTCACCGACAAGGACGTGATCAGGCTCGGCAACAAGTCGGCGGCCGCCCTGGAGCGGGTCGTGGACGTTGCGAAGCGACTCAGCGCAATCGGGGAGGACGAGCTGGAAGCGGCGGGAAAAGGCTGAGCAACAACCAGGTTCGTCGCTTCAATATGTTCCTCGCGATGAAGCTGGGCCTGCCGGTTCACGAGATGCTGGCGCGACACACCAGCGAGGAGCTGACCGAGTGGATGGCGTACTTCCTGCTGGAGCAGGAGGACACCAAGCCCGGCCAGAGTCCGGTGCAGCAGATAGCAACAATGAAGGCGGCAGGCCATGGCTAACGCAGCGGACATCATCGTCAACCTCGTCGCAAAGACCGGCTCGCTCACGCGCGGCCTGACCAAGGGCACCAAGAAACTCAAGACCTTCGAGAAGGGGGCGAGCAGCCTTCAGCGCACCGTCAAGCGGCTCAGCGCATCCCTCATCGCGGGCTTCGGTGCCGGCCTCAGCGTCAGGGGCATCGTGAACATGACCAAAGAGGTCATCGCGCTGAACGACGAGCTGGGCAAATTCTCGACCCGCCTGGGCATCGACACCGACGAGCTCAAGATACTTCAGATTGCTGCCGACCTCAGTGGCCAGAGTGTCGCATCCCTGACCGTCGGCCTTCAGAGAATGGTTCGCCGGGTCAACGAGGCGGCGGTCGGCACCGGCGAGGCCAAGCAGGCGATCATCGACCTGGGACTGAGCGCCAAGACTCTGGCCACGCAGACTCCCGACCAGGTATTTCGCGCCATCGGGGTCGAGATGGAAACCGTAGCCAGTCAGGGGCTGCGTGTAGCGACCGGATTCAAACTGCTGGACACCGAGGGCGTCGGACTGGTCAACACCATGAAGTTGCTCAACACCGAGGGCTTCAAGGCCATCGAGCAGAGCGTGCGCGACATGAACGCGGTCATGTCTGACTTCAAGACCGCATCGTTCGAGGCCGCGGCGGATGCCCTCACCCTGGCGTCCCTGGGATTCGAGGGGGTCAAGAACACCGTCGCCTTCGAGCTACTGCCGGCCACGATCCTGTGGCGCAATGCGATCACCGACACCGCGACCGAGCTGGGCGGCACCAACACGACGATCAGCGAAACCGTGATCAAGGTCGTTCAGGTGGCGGGAGCGCTGGTGGGCGTCTTCAAGTTGTTTGTGGCAATCGGTCGCCTGATCGTGTCCATCGGACTTAGGTTCATCACCTTCGTGCTGAAGCCCATCGAGGGCCTGGAGCAACTCCTGCGAATTATTCGCAACCTCGGTGCAGAGGGCTTGAATAGAGTCGCAGTTGGCGCCAAGGCCTCAGGCATCGCCATCGAGCGAGCAGGCGGCGGTCTAAAGGGGTTCCTGACGTTACTCACCGGCCGTGGCCTGGCCACCACCAACTTTGCAGGAATAGCGGCCGAGGCCAGGGAAGCAACCGAGGATCTGATCGCTCCGGTTGATCCAGAAAATACCCTGATTGGCGCGTATCGCAATTCGCTACTGGAGACCGCGAAGGATCAGGCAGACCTGCTGGCAGACTTCAAGAATATCGTCGGCGAGTCGGATGCCTTCGTCGCGTCGTGGTTTGCCGCGCGGGTCGAGATAGCGGAAGCGGCAACGGGGATCGCGGCGCAGCGCGCGGAAATGGCGACAATGGCTGCGGACCTTCTGGAACAGCTTGAGATTCGCAGGCTGTTGGCGCTAGAGGAGTCGGCGACGGCTGCGAGACTCAACAAGCTGGCCGCCCTGGTGCGCGGCACCCTCACCGCCGAGGAGATCATCAAGGGCAAGATCAGGCTGATCGACGCTGCCCTGCTGGCCGGGGAGGGAGACCGCATCGCCCTGCTCGAAACGAGGATTCGCCTGGAGCAGGAGATCGTGGACCTCAAGGACAAGGACAACAACCTGTCGGAGGTGGGAATCCAGGCGGCGCGCAACCTGCAGGACGCCTTCGCTCAGTTCTTCTTGTTCACCGAGACCGGATTCAAGGGACTGCTGAGCAGCTTCGTGGACATGCTGCGGAAGATGATCGCCGAGCTGTTGGCGAGACAGGTGCTGCTCTCGTTCTTCCGCGCCTTCGCCAAGCCGGGCAACTTCGCGTCGAAGGTCGTCAAGGACATCGAGGGCAAGCGGCACGGCGGGCCACTGGCACGCGGCCAGCCGGCCATCGTCGGCGAGGGTGGACCGGAGCTATTCATACCTGGCAGCTCGGGCACCGTGATCCCCAACGGTCGCTTTGGCGGGATCAGCGTCACGAACAACATCACCGTCAACGGGGCCGATCCTGAGCGCAGCGCGCAGATACTCGCGCCCCTGCTGGCCGCGAATCGACAGCAGACGCTGGTTGACCTCGCCAAGCTGCGCGAGAGGGGAAGATTCTAGTGACGACCTTCGCCTTTCCCGCGATCACTCCGAATAGCTCAGCCTGGGGCATCGAGAGCAATACGGCAGCCTTCGTGTCGTCGATCACCGGCGCCATCCAGACCAAGGATCGGGGCGGGGAGCGCTGGCGGGCGATGCTCACCTTCACCAATCTCAACGCCGCGAACAAGGCGGTGATGCGAGCCTTTCTCGCCCGACTCAACGGCCAGCAGCATCGCTTCACGCTCCAGGACCACGCGGTCATACAGCGCGGGGCGTTCGGCGGCACCCCCCTGGTGAACGGGGCGGGGCAGACGGGAGTGGCGCTGAACATCGACGGGGCATCGAACAACATCACCAACTGGATCAGGGCGGGCGATATGTTTGGCGCTGGCGGTGACCTGAAGATGGCCGTGCTGGACGCAGACTCCGACGGCAGCGGCCTGGTCGCCCTGACGTTCGTTCCGCGCATCCTGACCGCCCCCTCCAACGGCTCTGCCATCGTGATCAGCGCGCCCACCGGCACGTTCATGCTCGCCAACAATGCCGTCACCTGGGGCAACCGACCGGGCGACTTCACGAACTTCTCGCTGGACTGCGTCGAGGACATCCTCGCATGAGCCGCGGGCTGTCGGCCGCAAACCTGACCGAGATCAACTCGACCTTTCTCCAGGTGGTCGTACTGGTCAAGCTGGAGTTTGACGCGCCGGTGTTCGTCCACTCAGGAATCGGGAATATCTCTTTTGGCGGTGACACCTACCTCGGCGTCGGCGACTTCGGATCGGTGAGCGACGTGCAGGAGGCAGATCAGGTTGAGCCATCGTCGATCAGCCTGGTGCTATCAGGCATTGATGCGAATCTCATCACCGAGGCGCTGGACGCGGGCAATTTCGGCGACATCGTGTCGGTCTACGAGGGATACCGAAAGGACGACGGCACCCTGGTGGACGACCCGTGGCTGCTCGGCCGGGGCCAGTATGAGTTCGCGTCGATCATCCTCGGAGAGGACAACGCGATCAGCATCAGCGTGCAGACCGATCTGCGCAGGCTTCAGGACAAGGCGGGGAACCGATACACCAGCGAGGACCAGCAGAGCAAGTTCGCGGGCGACACCGGATTCTCATTCATCGCGGACATGATCAACCTCAAGCTAATCTGGGGGGAGACCGTGATCGGCTTCTCCGACGGCGTCCGTGCACCACGCGACGGCGGCGACGACATCTTCCCCACCTTCGACGATTTGAA